TGTTGAACCTGATGTAGATGCTGCTGCTGCACCAAATAATAAATTATTAGAAAATACCATGTTTAACTGTTTCCATATGCATTGGTTAAAATAGCGTGTATATTTTCTCCAGAGTTATCACTAGATACTGATACAACAATATAGTCTAGTCGTCCTACTGCTCCACTGCTTACATCTAGAGTTGGTACACTTGCGCCTATAAATTTCCAGCAAGTATTATAAGCTAGTGTTCCACTTCCACCTGATTGCACAAAAAAGATACTTCCTGTTTGACCTTTAGTAGCGTTAGTAGGTCTAGCTAATGTATGCGCTGCTGTAACTGTAGTCAAGAAATTCTGAGCATTAGAAAAGTTTAAAGATACAGAAGTTATTCCATTAATAGCTGTTGCTGATATAGCTGCTGCCGCTGACTTAGCTAAGAAAAGTTGACCACCTAGACTTACATTACCTGTAATTTGTGCTGCTCCGCCAACAGTAGCTGTACCTCCTACATGTAAGTTACCTGATACAGAAACATTATTATCAAAAGTAGCAGCACCTGTAGAAAAGAATGTACCTCCTACTGAAGTATTTCCTGTTATATCTAACGTGCCTCCTATAGTAGTATTACCACTTACTCTGACTGTACTAAGGAATCCTGTGGCACCGCTAATAGTTGCAGTACTGAGAAGATTAACTGCACCTCCAATTGAGACTGCTCCATTAATTGAAGCTGTCGATTTTAATACAACTGCTCCTGCTACAGTTACTGTACCTCCAATATTAAGATTACCTGATACAGATACATCGTCATCAAAGGTTGCTGCACCAGTAGACATAAACGTACCGCCTATTGAAGTGTTACCCGCTACATCAAATGTACCTGCTAATGTAGTATTACCACTTACTCTAACAGTTCCTAAGAATCCTGCTGCTCCTGATACAGTAGCTGTACCGCCTACAATTATATTACTGACTGAAATATTACCTGTGATTACAACAGAAGGAAGATTGGTTAAATTAGAACCATCCCCAAAGTATGCACTTGCACAAACTTTAGCATTAGTAGCTTGCAGATTACCCCCTGCTATTGTAACTGTACCTCCAACATTAAGATTCCCACTAACAGAGACATCATCTTTAAAATGACCTGCTCCTAATACAGTAACTGTTGATCCTAATACAACAGCTCCTTCAAGTGAAGTAGCTCCGCTGACTCTTACAGTTCCTAAGAATCCTGATGCTCCTGATACAGTAGCTGTACTTAAAAGATTTACTGCTCCCCCAATAGAAACAGCCCCTGCTATTGTTACAGTTCCTCCTATATTAACATTACCACTTACTGAAACATCATCATCAAACGTAGCTGCTCCAGTTGTTATAAGAGTTCCTCCTACAGAAGTATTACCTGTAATATCGAGAGTTCCACCAAGTGTAGTATTACCACTTACTCTAACTGTACCAAGAAAACCTGCTGCTCCACTAACAGTGGCAGTGCTTAGAAAATTAGCAGCACCTCCTACAGAAAGAGTTCCTCCTATTGTAGCAGTGTTCGTTACAATTAAAGAACTTACAGATATATCTCCTGAAGCTACAATACTGGTTAAATGTCTACCACTTCCAAAATAAGAACTAGCACATACATCACTATTTACTTTTAAAGAACCACCTATTGATACACTTGAAGATACAGCAAAACTACCTATTACTCTAATAGAACTAGTAGCTACTTGTAAAGCAGTATTAGTACCATCCCCACCTTCAACTTGAGTAAGAGATGAAGATACAGCACCATTACCACTTACAGCAAGTTTAAGTAAACCTTTGTAAGTATCGGCTATTCTTTTACCTGTTAAATCAAAATCACTCATGCGCTATTCCATACTGGTGAAATTACTTGTGAACTCATATTATTAGGATCGCCTTCCCAAAGTAATTGTGCTGTGTTCCAAAGTAAATTACGACCTCCTGAATCAGGTCTAGGATTTTTTATTTTAGGATCATCTCTCACATCAGGAATTTTATTCTGAGGATGATTTTTTAAATCATAAGAACCTTCATAATCTTGCGGGCAAACTAGCAAACCAAAGCTATTTAATTTCATAACACTATGTGAATAACGAAAACCACATGTGTCACAAATTGCTAAAGCTTTACTATTCGATGCCATTATATAGTCCTTATCTTAGGCCTAAAGAAAATACTTGCTCTTTCTTTATCTTCTTCTAAAGATCGTAATAGAAGTTCTTCGTAATTTGCTTTAAGCATTGCTATTTTTTCTGGGGCTACATTAGGTCTCTTCATAGCCATATAGTATGATAACCCACAAGTTAAAGGTGGTAGAAATCTTTTAGGCAAGTCTGCGTTTTGACCTGCTGATTTATTTACATCTTGTAATTGACTAATGCGTTCAATCTTTAATACGTCTGTACTATTCTCAGGAATAGGCCATATACTTAAAGTAGGATTATCTCTATCTCTCTTAACTGTATATTGACTAGCTCTTCCTGTTTGACTTTTATTAGGAATAAGAAGATATTCTTCAAACGATATACGAGTAAGCTGAAGATCGTTATTGTTCCTATTAACAACTACTTCTAAAGCATCTATCGTTGAGTTACTAAGAGCATAAGATGTTACACTTGCAACTACTGTGACTGCTGTTACTTCAGTAGACCATAAAAGAATACCCCTATTCTGCCAATCAGTTAGCATTAGATTAATAGAACGTCGAGCAGAAGCAGGTTCATGACCGAGAGTATTTTCTCCTCCAATCATTTCCGTAGCTTCTTGGATAACCTCGTCTATGTCAAGGTTAAAATTAAATGTACCACTAGTTGCCATTACCTACCTACTTTTTTTATAGCTTTTTTATGTGCAGCAGTAAAAGTATCTCCTTGCGACATACGAGTTCTCATGTACGTCATATGCTTTTTAGTATGATGCTCAGAATGTCGAGCTAAAGTATCTTCTTCTCTTTTACTTAATTTTTTTACAATCATTTTATTTTTCCTAAGAGTCATAACAAGAAGCTACAAGGACTTGCCCACCACGTTTAGCAAAAGTTTTTACCATAGTAGGTTTGCCTCCAACACCTTGAGATTTTGATCTTTTTCTTTTAACCGCTGAACTTTTTTGAGAAGCGGTCATACGGTTTGCTTTATCTAAAGGAACACATTTAGGATATTTTCTTTTACTTTCTTTGGTTGACTTACGTCCACACGGTTGGTACTTACCATCTTTCTTAGGCGCTCCTATGTCAACCCACTTTTCATCGACCCACTTTCTAAGACCACCACCTGCTTTAGCTTTCTTTTTTCCTCCTGGTTTTATCTTACCAGAACATACAGCAGATGCATACATGTTAGCATACGCTGATGGATATACGTCAAACTTTCTTTTTGCAGCAGCTTTACCTTTAGGACAAAGTTTAGCCATATTAGCACTTCCACCTTTTACGTGCTTGCCTAAGTCTTGAGTTAGGGTTCTTAGCTGCCTTTGGAAACTTCTTCATTTGTCCTGCTGATCTAGCGCAGTAGCTCTTACGCCTAGCTGCTCTCTTTCCAGTAGGTTTAGATTCAGTTACAGCAGTCTTTAGTTTACTTCCAGGATTTTCTTTACGATATTTAGCCACGCCTTTAGCAGTCATACCTGCACCAGCTTTAGTAGGACGCTTCTGCCCTCCACCAATGGTATGACCTTTCATACCTGTTCCCTTTCTGGGAGCCATTAAACTTGACCACCTGATTTGTAACCATACATTACACCTTTATTAACCATGTCTTTAGGAATCTTCATTTCAATATTAAAGTCTCCACCACCACGCTTATTAATTTTTTTCTTTTTAACTCCTGGATTATAGCTATACTCACTAGACATAGCACGCTCACCTCTAGTCATTTTTCGTTTTTTCTTTGCACCTATATCTAATTCTTTACCGCCTTTAATAGTCTTAGGTTTTATTTTTATTGGCATAATAATTCTCCTTAATCATATATAGATGAAACAAGATCAGAACCTGATATGACCTGCCCACCCTTTTTACGTTTCATAGTTTCGCCTTTACGAGGAAGACGCATACCTTTTTGTGAACTAAGAGTAGTAGGGCTTTTAGTAACTCTAGCTTGATTTTTTTCT